AATTGTAGGCCTCCCGTTTAATTTGGTCTACCTGAAAAGAACCCTTACCACTTGCAAGTAATCCAGCTAAGGCTTGTCCCGCTAGATACCTGCGACTGGTTAAGGGTTTTTCTTTTGGTCGTTTATCTTTTATGTAAGCCTTAGCCTCTTCTTCAAGAGGTGGTAAGTCATTCTTAGATCTCTTGGTTGGTCTGCCCATAGGTTACCCTTACTTATGTTTCTCTGCCAAAGCTTCATTCATCTTACGTAAGTACCACTCAGCCTTCTTCATGTCTTCTGCAGGCTTCTGCTTATAACGATAGCGATGTTGGTACTTAATCATATTGCCATGACAGTAGGCAATAAAACCATCAAGCCCTACGATTTGTTTGATATAGTCAATGCACTCAATCCCACCCATGTTGTAATGGGCGGGACGATGTACAGGGTCAAAGTGTTCAACTTCTGTGCTGCCTACTTCTTGTTTGAGATAAGTTTCTTTAATCATGCAGTCACCAGTTCAGCTGAGGTATAAGGTATGTGAAAGAATAGTTCACCCTTCTGTATGTACCTACCCTTAGCTTCAGCTAAACTTTCTTTTGTTAGTAGAGTATCTTTGATACGCCAAGCTTGCTTCATGTCTTCACGGAATACATAGAAGTTTAACACACCATTAGTACCCTCATACTTATCTAGTAGGCGTTGCTTACGCTCAGGGATACGGATCTCTTCCCAATGCGCAGGCCAATCTTCTTTCCAGGCTACCTTTACTTCAGCCTCATTGAAGTATGTGTAGCCATCCTTCTGAGATACTACATCAACAAAGTAGTTCTCTTCCGTATTCACAATGGTGTGGCCCTTGGTTTCTAGTAGATCTACTAAAGTATCTTTAGCTTTCTTGTCGTAAGCTTGATACAATGCACGGTTAAAACTTTTACGTACTGGTTTCATAATTGTATTTCCTCTACACTAGGTCTACGATTTCACAGGAATCACCAGAACAAGCTAATGTCTGACTACCTGCAGTGTTGTCTTCTTTCTCATAGTTTGATAGTAATGTCCAGTCAATATCCTTAGGCATACAAGATAGCAGTGTTTTGTAATCATGCTTACTACAATCTTGATAAGGTGCTTGCTGATACGTATGCTCATTGAAGGGCAAGAACGACACACCACTCATTTCATCAAAGTGTTTGTAAACAAATGCTCCTACTTCAAGCCACTCCTCTGAATTAACATTGATAGTCACCGATGGCTTATGCTCACACCAGTGTCTCTGATAAGCTAACCACATCTCCAGTTGTTGAATTGCAGTAGTGTCCTTAGTACAGACTGCACCATCAGGAGACTTCTGAGGAAAGCTAAACACTACTGTTGTGTCAGGCTTCATAACACAAGGCTCACTAGGTACTCCTTGGTCTTTCATAAACTGAGTCAGAGGGTCTTTAACGTCACCCCTAACAGTACGAACATAATAGGGGGAATGACGAGGGTGCACCCCACTGCTAGATGATACCATTTGAGATACCGTTCCTGATGGCTTAACACAAGTGATAGCAGTAGAAACAGGGATGCCAAGGCGCTCAGCCCACTCAGCGTTAGTAGAGACAGCAATAGAACGTAAGTGCTCAAGGGTTTGCTCCAATCCTGCGTTAACTGTTGTAAGTAAGGGGTTGTCCATTATCCCTGTGAGTGACACACCCAGCAGGCGTTCTTCTTCTGTATTTCGCACCCACAGTTTTCGCAGATAGGGGAACTTAGTGAAGGTAGATTGAATAGTACCCAGTATCGTAGCAATACGAACTTTTTTCTCAAGGTCTTGAAGACTATCTGTTGCACGTACTACACACTCCGTTAAATTACATACTTGCCCTGATCGTAATATGATCTCACTGCAAGGGTTCGTGCCGAAGTCATGGTCTGCATCACGCCTGCCATTCTTAGCTGCTTGCTTCTTAGCTGCCTCACGGTTGAAGATACCACGCTCACCTGAGCCTGACTCAACCAACGACATCCACTCACGCATGAAGGATAGACTGTCAGGCTTCTCAGTGTAACACACAGAGTTGTTAGCTAACGCACGATGTGGGTTGTTCTCCCACCATGCACCTGACTTAGCGTGCCGCATCTTATCATCAGACAGATTTGATAGGCTGATTGTTGCTGAGCGTCTTACGCCCCCAACTACCACTACCTCACCAATCTTACACATAAGGTCATGGCATTCTATGCTAGACAGGCGGCGTCCTTGTGCAGCCTTGAATGTAGCTATGGCAAAGTTAAACAAGTCTATCAGTGGCGCTGGGCCTGATGCCCTACCACCAAACGTCCTGAGCCTAGCACCTGCAGGGCGAACTCTGCTGGTATCCCACGTAGGTATCTCTCCGCTGTACAGTAGAGCAATGAGTTGACGCAGAGCTTTAGACCAGCCCTCTTTGCTATCCTTAACAACGATGTTAGTCTCACTGTCAAACAACGTAGGTACGTCTGGCAGCTTTTGAACGTACTGTCTCTCGACAGAGAAGCCTACACCTGTGCCACACATAAGAACGTGCATAGCTTCATCAAAGGCTACGATGTTATCTATAGCTATGTAAGAGCAGTTGTACATACTAATGTTGTCTCGTGCTGCGGCTGGGCCTGCAGTCATTAGTGCTCTCATGCTAGGCATAACTTCTAAGCTAAGTATGGCTGATTCAATGTCCTTAGTGTACGAGTCCTTGCCCCCTACAGGATGTACAACGTACTCCATGTATCGTGACACAGTTTCAGGCCACGTTTCTCTACGGCCTTCTTTGTCTAGCCAACGTGCATAACGTGACGTATGTATGAAGTGCTGATAGTCTGTCGCAAAATAGTTACTCATCTGTTGTCTCCTGATCCCTGTAACACACCACGCTCTTGGCGGCTATCTAGTTTCTCTATGTTCATCTCTGCTACGCTACGTAAGCTACCCCCATAAAAGTTAGACAAGGCAGCTACATAGAATAGTACGTCACCTAATTCTTTTAGCATACCTTCCTTATCTAGGATAGCACCGTCTCTCAAACTCTTCTTTAGCTTCTCAGCTATCTCACCTGCTTCCCCTACAAGACCAAGGGTGTTCTCGAATTGTCTTGTCTGTCCTTTAGTTAAGATCTTGCCTTCTACCCACTGGCTGTAGGCAGCTAGTTCATTCTTTGGTGTGCCATCTTCGTTGAACATATCATAATAAGGATCATAGTCTGGTGTCATTGTCGCTCCTTTACAAATAAGTTTTCTATATTAACATCGTCAGTGTCATAAAAAGTATCTAACACTAGGTCTTGGACGTCTGTTGTATGGGAGTGCTCATCTGAAGACAGTATGTTATTCTTCTCTTCAAACTCCATAACAAACGTAACACTAAATCGCTTCTTCATTATAGTGTATCTACCCACCTCTGTCGCAGCCTACCTAAATACCAGATAGCTTTATCTATATCTTCTAGGCCATTCTTGTACTCACACCTCCACATATACTTCAGCACGTTAGCTGCGTGTGGTGCTATAGAGCCTGACATGTTCTCTGTCATGGCTTCAATAGCATCTATGCATTCTATGCCAGCCTGATTGTAGTGCAGGGGCTGGTTGACAGGATCAAGTGTTTCTACGTTGCTCATTATGCGTTACCTTCTGTTTTAGTGAATGCTGTAAGTCTTATTACTTTGCCTTCTGTGCCTTCTACCTCTTCGTATATAGGAGGTCTTTTCTTCATTTCAAGGTCTATTATATCGTTTCTGCGTTCTTCTACAGTATCGTACACGTAATCATCATAATTCATTACGTCTAAGAAGGCCCCTAACATAGTTATTAAATCTATTAAGTGGCTCAAGTCCTTCTTCTTTATGGTACTGTCTTTGTGCATTGCGATAGCAGTAGCTATCTCTCCTGACCAGTTACCATTATCATCGAACTCAACAGGCTTAATTAGAAAAGCTATCTCATCAGGCTTAATAGTGTAGGTCACTTGTCCCTCCTAGTTTCCTTAAGTACAATACGTTTAGCTGACATTACTCTGCCTCTTTCATTTAACCACTCCTCAGGTATAATTCTATGTGACCACATAAATTCATTCTTGTCGCACCACTCGTAGTACCTAGACTTAGCACCCTTGTATAGCTTAGCCTTTGCATTACTAAATACAAACCTAATGTCTAGCTCTGGATGTTGCCTCTGTATCTCTGTGTGCTTACGCCTGTCTTCGGAGTCAAACATTCCTTTCGTTTCAATTATGATACCATTGTCTAGTATAAAGTCAGGCGTGTAAGTACGATAGCGTAGGTCTTCCCATTCTATCTTTAGTACTTCATACCTGACCTTATGTTGAATAGGCTTGAGGAACGCAGCAACCTCTTTCTCTAGGCCGCTGCGATACCTGCTGGACTTATGCGTCCTCTTTGTTGTCATCTTCTGATGTCTCAACAAGAGTTTCCTTCAACCGCCTAATGACCTCTGCTGACACAACCTTAAGACTATTTAGGTAGTACTCTGATTGTCGCTGTACGGAAGCATTAAATTGTATCTCTGCAAGCATATTGTTCTGCTCATCAGAGAAGTTCTCTGTGTCGTGTTCAACATCGTCTAGTGTAATTGTAGCCATTGTAATCTCCTTAGTTAGCTAACTGTACGTATT